AAAGTACTATGGCTTTTTAAGTATGGAGTCTTTTTTTCGCTGGCAATCAACCTTGGAGCCAAGCCATGTTTTTGTCACCCATGAGGAAGAAGGCTTTAGGGGTACATATTGCCTTTACACTGATGGAGACGGTGGTGTAATGGAGTTTAAGAACTGGTGTGAGATATTTGAAGAATTCGGTATGAAGATAGCTTTAAGGGGGTGTACTTATTGTGATATAGAGTTTGGAGAGATGGAAGATATAGCAGCTAAATTAGAAGGAAATGCAATAGAAGACATAGGAAATAAATTTATAGAGGATGAAGCATGAGTACATCATTTTACGACGTAGACGCTAGTTCAGATCAAGAAGAACTGGACGCAGAAGACCACGCACGGATGCAAATGATAAATGAACTAATAGAGCATCGCATGGTTTCTATGGGCGTTTCAGAGCTATTAGTAACAGCCAGTGCCTACCTATCACAAGAGCTTGAAAACCGCTCTACGGGCGATTTAGAGGCCTTATACAAGCAATTATTTGGTGAGGTACACTAATGGCAATGTGCAAGGCTTGTGATGTGATCTTGGAGGATAACAAAGAGCACGAATTGTGCGACTTATGCGCCTTAGCTAGTAAGGCAGCAAAATACCCCAACCTCCTTCACAATGAGCAAGACGTAGACGAACTAATAGAGAGAATGGAGGTGCAAACCAGGAACTGATACAAACTGTTACAATTCTTTACAGTTTTGTAATAACCAGTAACACTAACTTGTGTATAATCCTTAGTTATTCCAATGTTCACTTTATTACTTACATAATAGATAAAACATTGGTTTAACTATAGATAACTAACGACAACATGAGGTAAAAACTATGCCGTTAAGCACTGGAAAGATTGCATTCAGCAATATGGTAAACAAAGATACAGCCTTTGGTAAGGATGAATTTAACGTAACACTTCAGTTGGAACCTGAAGAAGCTACATTACTTTCTAGTCGTGGGGTAAAACTCAAAGACTACCAGAAGGATGAAGACACACCAGCTATCCCCCAGCGACAATTCAAAACCAAGTACGCACTAAAACCTTCCGATATTGTAGACGCTGAAGGTACTCCCTTTGACTTTGAAGGTAAAGAACTACCTAGGGGAACTGTAGTGCGTATACAGTGGCCTGAGAAACCACCACACCCTACTGGTGGTGTTCCTACCTACATCTCTAAGATGCGTATCTTGGAGCTAGGTGAATCAAGTGGAGACGGTGCCTTTGAAGAAGGATTCTAACCAGTTTGGTGATGATCCTTTTGTAAGGCATGAGCCATGCCCTAAGTGTGGCTCAAGTGATGCGTTGGGGAGGTATCAGTCCTCCTCAGCTCATTGCTTTTCTTGCGGTTATCACGAACACAGTAATGGCAATGTAGTAAAACTACCAACCCAACCAAGGAGGCCATTGGAACAAATGACAGGCACCATTAGTCCTATTCAGGACAGGCGAATCAGCCAAGAGACTGCAAAGAAGTTTAACGTAACAGTTGAACATAATGCAGATGGATCAATTAAAAAACACTGCTACCCTTACTACAATGACAGTAGTCAGCTGGTAGCAACAAAGGTTAGAGTAGTAGACGGCAAGCAGTTCTTTGGCACCGGCAGCATGAAGGACGCACAGTTGTTTGGTCAGCAAACTTGTAGGGGTAAAGGCAAGTTTATAACCATATCAGAAGGTGAATTAGACTGCCTAGCTATTAGTGAAATGTTTGAACGTAAATGGGACTGTGTATCACTTAGGTCAGGTGCTGGCAGTGCTGTTAGGGACATCAAGGACAACCTTGAATTCTTAGAAGGTTATGATTCAGTAGTCCTATGCTTTGACCAAGACCAAGCCGGTCAGGACGCTGTAGAGGCCGTTAAAGACCTGTTCTCCCCTAGTAAGCTAAAGATATGCAAACTGCCGGGTAAGGACGCTGGTGAGATGCTCCAAGCAGGTAAGGTGCAAGCTTTTGTCAGTGCATGGTGGTCAGCTAAGACCTATCAGCCTGATGGCATTGTATCCGGTGCTGATACTTGGGATGAACTGGTGAACAGTGTGAAGGTTAAGTCTATACCCTACCCTTGGCAGGGGCTTACAACTTTCACCAAAGGCTTTAGACCCTATGAGCTAGTAACCATTACCAGTGGTTCAGGCATGGGCAAGTCTCAGATAGTCAGAGAGCTAGAGCACTACCTGCTCAATGCTACTGATGACAACATTGGTATCTTAGCCTTGGAGGAAGCAGTAACCCGTACAGCCCTAGGCATCATGTCCATTCAGGCTGATTGTCCACTACACCTTGAGGAAGACTTAGACAAGGATCTGCTAAGGCCAATATGGGAAGAAACCCTAGGCACTGGTAGGTACTTTATGTTTGACCATTGGGGCAGCACAAGTGGTGACAACCTTCTGAACCGGATACGGTACATGGCTAAGGCTTTGGACTGTAAGTGGATAGTCTTGGATCACCTTTCTATAGTAGTTTCAGGTCAAGAAGGTAATGATGAACGTAAAGCAATTGACTTGATTATGACTAACCTTAGATCACTGGTGCAGGAGTTAGGCATTGGTTTGTTCTTAGTCTCACACCTTAAACGTGCGGACGGTAAAGCACATGAGGACGGTGGTCAGATTAGCTTGAATCACCTTAGAGGTTCACAGTCCATAGCTCAGTTATCCGATATGGTAATTGGCTTGGAACGTAATCAACAGGAACCTAATGAGGAAAGACGTAACACCACTACACTTAGAGTATTGAAGAATAGATACTCAGGTGTAACTGGTGAGTGCTGCTATCTGAAGTACGATAGGTTTACTTCTAGGATGACTGAGGTTAGTAAACCTAAGGAGGCTGAGAGTGGATTCTAGCAAACCAATGTTCCTAGACATAGAAACCAATGGCTTAGACCCTGATACAATCTGGGTAGCAGTAACCATGCAGGATGGAGTAATACAGGAACACTACACCCCTGAGAGCCTGACACAAGCCTTAGCAGGTGACTTTAAGGTAGTAGGTCATAACCTAATTGGCTTTGATATGCCCGTGCTGTGGAAGCTATGGAATATCTTTGTGGATAAATCCAGGATTGAGGACACCTTGGTTATGTCTAGGTTATCTAACCCTAGCCGTGAAGGTGGTCATAGGCTATCTAACTGGGGTGAGATACTTAAATTCCCTAAAGGTGATTACAATGATTGGTCTTGCCTGACACCTGAAATGGTGAAGTACTGTATTCAGGATGTGAAGGTAACAGCTAAAGCCTATGACAAGCTAAAGCTAGAGCTTAGGAAGTTTAGCAAGGAGTCCATAGACTTAGAGCATGATGTACAGCATATCATTCAAAAGCAGACCAAGAATGGTTGGTTGTTGGACTTGAGACATTCTATGGAGTTACTGGCTGACCTGAAAGAAACCAAGATGAAACTTGAGTGGGCTGTACACCAGAACTTCAAGCCTAAGTGGGTGGATGTAAAGGAGGTCACACCTAAGCTGAAGAAGGACGGTAGTTTATCCAAGGTAGGTTTAACTGACGATGAGTTTAAGAAAGTCATAGATTCAAAGTGTATGGAACCTTTCATGCGTAGGGTACTTAAACCTTTTAATCTAGGCTCCAGGAAACAGATAGGTGAATACTTACAGGACTTTGGATGGAAGCCTGAGAAGTTTACACCCACTGACCAGCCTATTGTAGATGAGTCAATACTGTTTGCAGTGAAGGACATACCGGAAGCACAGCTAATAGCCAAGTACCTTATGTTGCAGAAAAGAGTAGCTCAGGTGCAGTCTTGGGTAGAAGCCGCCAATGATGACACGGACAGGATACATGGCTATGTGAATACACTAGGTGCTGTAACTAACCGTATGACGCATAGTAAACCTAATCTTGCACAAGTACCGGCAAGCTACTCACCTTATGGTAAGCAGTGTAGGCAGTGCTTTATTGCTAGAGATGGCTACAAGCTAGTAGGCTTTGATGCCAGTGGACTAGAGCTAAGAATGTTAGCTCATTACATGAATGATCAGGAGTATACTAATGAAATCCTTAACGGAGATATTCACACAGCCAACCAAGGACTTGCAGGACTTGAATCAAGAGATCAGGCGAAGACTTTCATCTATGCACTCTTATACGGAGCAGGAGATGCAAAGCTTGGAAGCGTGGCAGGGGGAGGCGCAAAGCTTGGCAGTAAGCTTAAACAAAGATTTATGTCTAATCTCCCAGCATTTACAAATCTTAGAAACAGCATTGCTAGAGAGGCAGCAAACGGAGTCATCAAAGGACTAGACGGTAGAGTGCTGCATATTAGATCAGAGCACTCAGCACTGAACACTTTGCTACAGAGTGCGGGTGCGATTGTTATGAAGAAAGCATTACAATTACTTGAAGAATATGGTAGACTACATTTGTTAGATTACTACTTTGTGGGGAATATACATGATGAAGTACAAGCAGAAGTTAGAGCAGGACAGGAAGACAGTTATGGAAGACTTGCAGTCTCCTGCCTTGAAGCAGCAGGATCTTTTTACAGCCTCAATTGTCCCCTTACGGGAGAATACAAGGTTGGAGAAAGCTGGGCAGACACACACTAAGAATTGTATAAAATGCTCAGTAGAGCTAAAGAGCGGAGCTAATTGGACTTTAGGGAACGTAAAGAAAAAATTTTATATATGCAGAT